TCGGATAGAGTTGATTTAGAGTAAGTCTTACCGTTTGTATCAGCATCTCTAACACGCAAGAACACGTTTAGAACGTTTCTGTTATTTACAGCAGCAGCAAATGTGGCATTATCAGAGCCTTCATCTGTCAGATTTGCTGCACCGCCAATTGGAGATACTGTTAAATCAGTTGCAGTAATTGCAGTAATATCATAATCTCTTGGAATTCCGCCTGTGCCCAAATCAGTTGCATTGTCAGAAGCAACTACTGAAATTTTACCGCCCTTCTTATAACCATCAGTGATCCAACTACCTGTACCTCTGGTAATTACATTTGATGCAATAGTAACAGTTCCAAGATCACTTGGTAGATAATTATAAGAAAGAATTGCTTCGTTAACAGGACCAGTGAAGGTGAAGTCTACGGTATCAGCTGTTGATGTTGGGTCATTACCTTGTTGATAATATGCCTTATCACCAGTAACAGCAGTTTCGTCTTCAAAACTACCCAAGGTGATAACACCAACATATTCTTTATCCAAAACACCATCAGTACCGAGTTCTCTCCAACCACCAGTTCTAACTAGCTTACGTGTTTCAATATCTTGAACTACATCGTTGGTTCCATCGCCACTAGCATCAACACCACTATGGAAAACCCAATCGGATGTCATTTCGAACTGTTCTGGTGTAATGGCAGTGAATGGGAATGGGTGTGGAATTAATGTATCATCATTTTTCCACTCTTCTTTACAAAATGAATATATTGCCTGGAGACTCACACCATCATTTGTAAGATTACCTTGTTTTAGTAGCCAAATTTCTCTATTGTAAACATCAATATAAACTGATTTTTCTTCACTAGCAGTACCATCGTCGTGAAAAATAGAGGCAGATTCTGCGCCCGCATCCGCAGGATCGCCACCATCACCAGCAACTTTTGTAGCATTGATTGTGTTACTCCCAACTGTATTTACCCAATACAGTCCATTATTGACAGCAGTGGAATGATCTCTTATTTCAAAATAATCATATTGTGTAGCAATATTTTCAATGCTTGTGCCAGCAATATCTACTGTCGCACCTGATTGACCTGAAAAGGTCAAACTTATAACAGTTTCTAAGCCTTGGGATAGATCATCAGGATCGATTAATATGGCCATTTCGTTTTTCTCCAGTTAACTGTTTTATTATATTTATAATTTAAAAAAATCTATACATCATAATTGTAAGTGTTTCTATCATCCCAGATTTTATCGAATGAATCAGAATCATTAGCCCAAAGAATTGTAGTAACAGTATTAGCGCTTGTTTCGTTAATTCTTTTGATTCTCCATGATGCTGTGTTAGCATATGATCCTGGATTTGCTTCACCAACATAAGTATATGTGTTTGCGCCAACTACTACTTCATCTACTAATCTATCGTATTGCACTTCTAGTTGAACCCTTACTGTATTAATAACATCAACAATATTTATAGCTTCAAATTTCATTCGATTTTGTCTAAAAATTAAAATATCATTATTAGCTAATTGACTTGGACGATTGAAAACTACATCATCCATATCAAGAATGCGAGTAGAACCACCGCCGCCCAGCGTTTCAAGTTGACGATTTACTCTGTTTCTCCAAACATCTAACTCTTTTTTGATTGGAGTTATGTCTGCTGCTTTAGCATCTTTGCCAGGAGGTCCTTGATCACCTTTATCACCTTTCGGACCTTTTGTACCACGGTCTCCCTTCGGTCCACGAGGACCTGTATTCCCACGGTCTCCCTTCGGTCCTTTGGCTCCTTGCTCTCCTTTAGCACCGTCACGTCCGTCTTTTCCATCAGATCCTGCAGGACCAATATTCCCTTGATCTCCTTTAGGACCCTGCGGTCCAGCAATACCCTGAGGTCCTTGCTTACCTTCAAGACCTTGTTCACCACGGTCACCCTTAGAACCCTGCTCGCCTTTTTCGCCCTTTAACCCACGCTCACCTTGTAGACCTTGTGGACCTTGTGGGCCCACGTCCCCTTGTTCTCCACGAGGTCCAATATCTCCTTGAGAGCCTTGCGGTCCTTCCGGTCCAGTTTCACCTGGAATTCCATCATCACCTTTGTCTCCTTTAGGGCCTTGTATACCATCGGATCCGGGCGGGCCCATAGGACCCATAGGGCCCATATCACCCTTTGGTCCCTGAAGCCCTTGCTCGCCTTGAGGTCCAGGAATTTCTTTGAGTTTTCCTAATTCTTTTTGTACGTACTTTAGTACGATTGCAAGAATTTTACTCTGTTCCAGAATCTGCATTACTGTCCATAAATCTTGTCATGCTCTTGAGTAATTCTTTTTCTTCTTCAGAAATATTTTTGTCTGGGATAAATTCTTCTGTTTGGTCTTCAATCTTCAATTGTTCTTCAACTGCAATTTCTTCTTCGGGTGATGCATCATCTTCTTCACCACCACCTTCTTGACCGATCTGTTTCTCTATTTCCTCAATCTCATCTTCAGTCAAACGTAGAACATTTGTGCGAATCCATGCCTGTGAAAAATACTTGCCGACATAGTTATCAATATCACCAAGGAGACGAAGTCTCTCAGTCATAATTTCGGTATCTTTCAGTTCTGTAAAGTGGTTATCTTCCATGAAATCATAGTAGACATCCTGTTTCATCTTTTGCCATTCTTTACGGGTTGTGACACCAGTAAGAGCAAGATGAATCTCGAGTAATTCATCAAACATCATGGCAAATCTATTACGAAGGCGCTTGATGAATTTATTGAACTTTAATTCATCACGAGTAATTTCAGATGCACGACCAAGTTGGAACTGATTTTCTTGTTCCATACGGGCAGTAGGAACATTCAGTGACTTATAGAGTTTACGGCGGAAATAATCCACATCCTCCATCTCACCAAGATTCTGACCACCAGGAAGAGTTGTGATTTCAGTACCTCTGCCACCCTCACGGCGTGGGAGCCAGAAATCTTCAAGCATTGTCATAAACTTACGGTCGTCTCGTACCTCACCGGTAGATGCATCATATGTAAGTTTATTTTTGTGCTTGGTCATCATATCGCGAAGATATTGCTCGGCCTTCATTTTTGGAAGGTTACCAACATCAATGTAGAAAATGCGTCGTTCTGGAGCACGGGCAAGTCTGTAAATAACCACTGCATCCTCGAGCATACGAAGCTGATTGAGTGGTTTAATTGCCTTATGTAAATGAGAATAAATCATATTGTTACGGTTATCAAGAATACCTGAATGAACGTAACAAATAGAATCCTTTGCGATCTTTACACCTTGAGCCTGATTTGCTGTGGTAATACCTTGTGCATTGTAAAGATAATATTCATTCGAACCTTTATATACCGTGACACCAGTTCTTTTATCTTTTTCCTTAATCGGCTCTTTAATCTTGCGGATCTTGCGAGGATCAATATATCTTAGATCCTTAATACCAGCACGTGGATTTGTTTCATCTATTACGATGTGATAGTAGAGTCGGCCATCAATATACCATTTGCGAAAAATATCATAGGCCGTATTCTGGAAATCTAGCATATTGTAGATTTCATAGAAACTTTCTCGAATCTTTTTCTTTACAGATGCGCTGACCTCGAGTTTATCTAAAATAATTTCACAAGGCCCAGAATTTTCATCGACAACAATTGCCTCGTTTACAATATCTTGGATTGCATAATCACATTCTGGTTGAATTGACATCTCGCGATATTTAGTTACGAGATCACCTTCATTTTTTGCCTTGCCTTCAAGATCAACGTATGTACCATAAGCACCGCCAGGTGCAATTTCAATGGAACCATCCTCAATGGTTGGTGAAACAATTGATGGTAAGTTTTCTTGTTCTGATTCTGTCTTTTTTCTAGCAATAGTAAATCCAAAAAGTTCAGCCATTATGTTATCCTATGCTTAAAAATTGTATTTTGTTTATTTATAATGCTAAGATCATAAAAAAAGGGAGGCCGAAGCCTCCCTTTCCTAAAATATATAAGAATATTAGTTGATAGCAACACCAGGAGCCCGACCACCAGACTGAGTTGTCCAGTAATCAATGCTAAATGTTGCTGTGTATTCTTCAATCGCATCCGTATTTGACCAATCAAGATCAATAGCTGCAATATTTGTTGGGAACATTCCAACAAAATCGTATGTCCGTATAATATCACCAGCCTTGCCAAAATGAGTGACCTGAGCCTGCGATTTATATACAGTATTAAACACTGCTGATTGGTTACTTGTTGTTCCGTTGATTGCCTGTACCCATTCCTCGAGTGTACTACGAACTGAAAAATCCTCATCATTGATGATGGTGACTGTCCAATCTTCGTATGTACGGTTACCTGCAAATTTTACAGGCCGACCGAAATAGTTAGTGGTAATCGGTGTAAGAGTTGTGGCAGGAATCTGAGCAACTCGGCAAACAAACCGGAATCGCTCATCAGCGCCTGCGTTAATTGGGTTAGTCATTGTGACTTCAAAAAGTGTTGGACGAGCACCACCAAATGGCAAATTACCCGTAAATTCATTGATATTGAAAGCCATGTTCTTCTCCTAGATCCTTTTTATTATTTATAATCAAAATTAGAACTGACCAACAATTTCTTCGAACTCAACCCCGGTACGAACGGCAACAAAGTTAAGTTGAATGAAGTTGATTGACCGAGCTGGTTTAATATAAATGTCGCCGATAAACTCGTTGCGATCAATAACCTCAGGTGTGTTGTTTGTCTCGTCACAAACAACTCGGAAGTCAAAGATACCACGACGGCCTTGTACATCGCGTAAGAAAGGCTCCACTAGATTGCGGAACTGTGCCCGTGTAAATGCATCGTTGAACTCAAAGAGAGTAAACTTAGCAGATGTTGCAATAGCCTTTTCTAGGACAATGAATAGGCGGCGAACATTGATTCGGTCAAAGGCACTTGGCTTAGCAAGCATTGTCTTATCACCGAATAGAATTGTACCCTGTCCTGGGAATGTTACGACTGGATTGATACCAGCTTTATATAGTAGATCACGATCGGCTTTCTTTGGATTATAGGAAAGCTTAGCAACATTCTTAATATTACCACGATTGAAACCAGCTGGTGAATACCATGGATCACGTGTATTATCTGTACGGACCATAAGACCAGCGGTGTCGCCGTTCATTGGAACATAACGGTATACATCATTATACTTATCGTACTGATATTTCCAACCGCTATCAATCACACCATATGAAGATGATGGAAGTGTATCACGGAATGCAATGGTATCCTCGGCTTCCTTACCAGCATATGTGGAGTTATTGACCACGTCTGCAGATTCTGGTGAGAATACACCAATGCAATCAAGGCGTGTTTCACAGATATTATTGATAATATGTGTGACTAGTGTCTGGTTTGAATCAGCACCAAGTACAAGTGAA